CCCGAATGGTACAGTTTTGGACATCCAAATGCACCTTTTGATGGGTGGTTCGCAGGAGAACATTCTTCTACCCACCTACTCACATGTGAAGGAATGTGAGGCAGCTGTTCTCAATGAATTTGTTGTTCAATCCATCACGGAAGATTTCGCCCTTGAACAAGGGCTGAACTTTCTGCGCTCCTTCTTCCCATCGGGGGAGAATGGAGCCTATTGTGTGAAGCTCCTTGAGGATGTCCTGTTGCTTATAAACGGCATTGTTCGTTCTCGATCGAAAGCTGACTACACCATCGCGTTGGTCACATTTGTCAAGCTTCGCATGGATGGCCCGCTGTTCTGTAGCAGAACACTGAGCCAAATCACAGAGAAATTCCACTCACTCTTTGATAACTTTGAAGTCCAGAGTGTTGAGGAAACATTCTCAACAATGCGCGACTATCTGTCATACTATGAACGTGTGAAGGAGTCGCCGATGTTCGCGAAGCTCTACAAGTTTAGCATGTACGCCTTGAGCCTATCTCTCTTCGAGAAATTGGGAGTGACATTTGACACTTTCAAATATTCGAAGATTGAGGAAGAGGCTATTCGGCGCAAGTACCACATGGGTTCCGACTTTGTCCACACTCTGTTGGACACAGTGCTGTTCTTGTGTGAGCGCGGATATCAGTGCATGGTTACGGGGTCTTTGGACCCCCTTTATCACTGTGGAAGCAGTTACCAAGCTTGGTTTGATGAAGCTATGCGCCTGAAGCGCACTGCTGCTCAGTTGAGCTTCCCAGAGGCTCATGGCATTGATCGCCACAAGTACTTGGCTGATTTGCGTGACCACATTGAGAAGGGCATGTCCATCTACAAGCACGCTGCTCGTTTAAGTAATTATGACAAGAAGTGTGTGGGTGGAGTGCTGAGTGACCTAAACATGCTCCTTGACAATGAGATTACTAAGCGTGAAGCTCAAAAGGAGCGTGATGCACCTTTCTCTGTACTCATTTATGGTGGGTCGAGCATTGGTAAGTCAACCCTGACCTCCATGCTCTTTTCCCACTACGGTAAGGTCTTCGGACTACAGACTGGAAGTGAGTACAAGTACACGCGTAATGCGAATGATGAATTCTGGTCAGGATTCAACTCTTCGCAGTGGTGTGTACAGCTT